TGACCAGTTTCTTTGTGAGGACTGGGAGGAGGAGGGTGGAGACGTGGAACCTGTCAGTGTGGAGCACGGCGTGCTGTCCAACTTAAGGACGGTAGTGACGGCTTCATACAAGGGCAGGAACCACGCAATCCGGAGGAGAGCAGAACGGCGGTTCAAAGCCAGGGTCGTTGACTTGAGATTCCTCGTAGAGGAGTTGAAGGCAAACATAAACGGCCTAACCGAGTCGGCAACTGACATGGCCTTCCTGAGGTACAAAGCCAGGCAGCTTATAGATAACAAGATCGCTGCCAAGCAAAAGGACCTACAGGCAAGGAAGAAGGCAGAAGCTGACAAGGCTAAATTGTCGGAGGAAAGGCGAGCTCTAAGGCACGAAAACGGTGGCATCCAAACCAGGTGGGACAAGGAGACCCAGAGGATGGTAGATGCTATCGGTGCTGAAGAGACATCCGGCATGAGCGACAACTGGCTCAGCGACGTGAGACGGGCAAGGAATTTCCATACTAATGCATTGGTAGCCCTGTACCACGTGAAGACGGAAGATGAGGTCTTGATGGATAAAATCCTCGAGGACGCCTTGTCAGCCGTCCCCGCTGCCCGCAGGTGATGCTGCCGTGCTCTACTCAGTGGTGAGGATACAGCAGTTCCGTCGCGAAGTATTCGGGAGATCACCATTGAAGTGGACCACGGTGGGAAAAACAAGATTCCAAAGCCCCGGAACCTTGTCATTTGGGGCAACATCTCGTCTCGTGCTCGGTATAGTGCGCACAATAATTCCCTCACAAACCTGGTGCGAGGGATAGACGAGCGGATTTTCCACGTTAAAGATGCCAGTGGCGCGCTAGTAGCAACGCCGCAGCCACTGAAAGGTGCGTGGGAGTCCAAATTTACCTATTATCCACAGTTCTTTGCGGCTGAGGTGCCCAATGCTCGGCGGTTGACCTGCGCTCAATTTATTGACCAGTGTCCTAGCAGCAAAAGGCGCCTATATGCCCAGGCCGCGGAGGAGTGGATGAAGGTAGGGTGCACACCCAAACACGCGTGGTTGAAGCCTTTTGTCAAGTTTGAGAAATTAGACTTTGAATCGAAAGAAGACCCAGCTCCTCGGGTAATTCAACCACGAACCCCAGTGTATAATTATGCGCTGGGGCGGTACATACGTGCGACTGCAAGTAGCATGTGTCAGGCCATCGACAAGCTGTTCAACGGCCACCCCGTGGTAGCCAAGGGCATGACGCCGTCGGAAGTGGGACAAGTCATCTATGAGAAGATGACCGCTCACGGCGACGTTGTCGGCGTGCTCCTTGATGCCAAGAGGTTCGATCAGCATTGTAGTAGGCCCGCTCTAGAGTTTGAGCATCGCTGTTGGAAGGCGCCATTTGGTAGGAGCCGGCAGCTTGACTGGTTGTTAAAGCAACAGTTGAGTAACGTTGCCAGCACCTTCGTGGAGGGACACAAGTTGTCCTACCGCACCAATGGTGGCCGCGCCAGTGGAGACATGAATACGGGAGAAGGTAACTGCATCATCACTTGTTGCATGATGCACCGCTTCTGTGTCGAGCAGGATTTCCACTGGTTTGACCTGATCAACAATGGCGACGACTGCGTTCTTTTCCTTCGAAAAGGAGATTTGGCAAAGTGTCTCCGGAATTACAAGGATTGGTTTTTGACCCTCGGGTTTCAAATGGAGTTGGAGGCGACCTCTGTCTGCCCACTAGGGGTGGCAGAGTTGATGGAACATATTAGGTTCTGTCAGTGTTCCCCTGTCTCCACGCCCGAGGGTTGGACCATGGTTAGAGAACCAATCAACGCATGTGCTAAAGATTCCATGTGCCTGGGCGAGTCCACGTCCCAGGGACACAGCAAATGGATCCATGCGGTGGGAATGTGCGGGCTATCATTGTATGCCGATATTCCCATCTTCTGCGCCACGTACCGGGCCATGGTCCGTAACGGCACTCCTAGCGCGATTTCCAAGGGCCGGTTGTTATCCGACACCGGTCTTATGCGCGCTGGGAGGAAAGCCCGTTTTTCGGACTGGGACAGTGTTGGGGTGGCTGACCAAACTAGGGTCAGCTTTGCTATCGCATTTGGCATAGCACCTTCGCTGCAGCTCAGGATTGAAGAGGAACTATCTGTTGCATGCTGCGATGCCGAGATCCTAGATTTCAGCAAACGCAGGGGATGGTCACCCTCGTCCGCGGTGGGGAGCGTCGTGCTTTCCTGAGCTAAGGGTAACAGTAGAAAATTAGATTAGATAGAAATTAAATTATGAAGAATGCAAAAATTAAGAACAACAACAAGCAGTCACCAAGCAACCAACGTATGTTTCAGGGCGGTGCTGTCGGCAGCTTATCCTCGCGAATCGATCGAGTATTGTCGCGACTTCCTAAGGGGTCTTTTGCGGCTGCTGGGGGTGCTCTTGGAGGACCCGTCGGCTCGGCAGCAGGAGCGGCCCTATCGACAATCTCCGGGTATGGCGACTACGTCGTGTCCCACAACACCATCACCAAGACAGGAGGGTCCGGTGCCGTAGACATCGTGCCCAAGTTCAGTGGCAGAGGCGGCGTAGACTCTAACGTGCGTATCACCCATCGCGAGTATATTGGCGAAGTCACGGCACCAGAGGGCGCCGGATTCAACGTGACTCAGTATGCCATCACTCCCACCAATGCGGATTTGTTCCCTTGGCTAGCAGCATTTGCCAAGAAGTTCCAGCGGTGGAAGCTCCATGGCATGGTCTTCTATTACAAGTCGACCAGCACTGACTACAACAACAACGGCATCATTGCGATGACAGTCAATTATGACCCGGCCGACCCGAGTTACATCAGCATGCAAGGTATGATGAATTCAAAGTTCGCGGTCTCGACCAAGCCATCGATGAACCTTGCCGCTCCTGTGGAATGTGCTCCATCTGAGTCACCCCAAGCTGGCTACCTCATCGAGCACGGGGTCCAGACTCTCGGTGCTGAGATGCGGCAAACCTGCAAGGGCATGCTTAACATTGGCACCGACGGGCTTAGCGTTCCCCCAGGTACGAAGGTGGGACAGATCTACGTCACGTACGACATCGAGATGATGTATCCGTTCCACAGCAACGTCCAGGAGCCGCCCGTCCCGTTTGGATCCTCGTGCATCTACCTCGGCGGGGCTGACGACATCCCTTTTGCGAACCGTGCATTGCCGATCGCAACTGGTTTTCCGGGTGAGCCCTCGGACCGTCTATTGTATAGCTCGTACTATACGACGACCACGAGCCCGCACCGGATCGACGTCCAGGGCACCACTGGCCATATGAAGTTCCAATTTCAGGAAGCCGGCACGTATTTCTTGCTGTGCACTTACCGAAACCAGACTATCGCCATGGGAGATGATGCTTCAATCAACAACGGGACCATCCTCAGCAAAGAGGCTATCGCCACGATCGGCTCTGCCGAGACCAACAAGTGTGCCTGGGCACGCTGCGTTGTCTCTGCAGCAGCTGGCAGTGTTCTCACTTGGTGGGACACCTCATACGATGGATCGGCGAACATCCTCATCTTCGCTGACAAGCTCGCCTAGCAACCATTGGTGGCTGAGTCTCCACAACCCCCGGAGTTGATAACAGAACCTGTCGTCGATCCCGTCAACCCTCAACCCGTTTACTGGTCGCTGGGATGGTCAGAAACTGCTTTGACCCAGCCGTATCTAGTGGGCTCGCAGATATTTCCGGGAGCCAACGAGGGTGAGCAAGTTGTCTGGGAGATTTGGGGCTATCTCGATGAGCATGGCTTGTGGACTCAGTACTACCAGCCAGCGTAGGCAGTACACAGCGCATACCGGGGGAGATAGAAGACAACGGGCCCATGCAACACAATGGCCCGGCTGGCTCTCTCCCTCTGGATATCGATAACATGCGCAGAGTACGCCAGATACATCTGCGGAACTGTAGGGACTACTTGTTGGTGCATCGTGCCTACTGGGCGCGAGGCTCGGCATACTACAGCTTTTACTTTTGGCAGCAACTTCGACGCCGGCCTTTGGTGTCGGCGTTCATTTGGATTGACAATAAATGGTGGGGAACTGGCCTCCCATTCAGACGGTGTGTGGGGGAAACTAGAGGTGGGAAGTGTAAATGGAAATAGCGTGTAGGGCGTGTTAGCGCCCGGGATTCCTTTTTCTGCAGCCAAGCTGCCCCCGCTCTCCAACTCTAGTACCTTGAACTACACATGCCAGCCCCGGTCCACGGGGTGTAGAAGATGATCACCTAAATTAAAAGTCGATTACAGATGACTAATAATGTAAATAACCGGGTGTTGCCAGTGCACCCGAGACGTAGCGGTTACTATCCAGACACTGTATTGGTCGTGTTTGGCCGGCTTGAGCTGGAAGCATGGTAGTCGCGGGACTTAGTCCCAATTTTTCCGATCATGGCATTGATCGACG